TTAAATCATTCCTAGTATTTCATCACGTTTAAAGTCTTTTCTAGCCAGTATGTCTTCAGCATGTTTAGCTTTTTCCTGAAGCCTGGCTAGACATTTTTCTTCTATAGTTTCTTCAGTTACCAGGCTAATACTATGGGTGTTACGTGTCTGACCACCCCTGTTAGCCCTGGCATCTTTTTGTAACCAGTCACCTAGTTTAAAGCCAAAGCTGTAGTCTATTTCATAATTAGCTGCGGTTAAGTTTACCCCTGTACCACCAGCACTAGGGTTAGCTATCATAATTCTAACTTCAGGGTCATTTTGAAAAGCATCTATAGCAGCCTGTTTTTCCTCTTTGTTTTGAAGACCATTTAAGAAGACGTGTCCCACTTTATATTCATCACATACTTCACTAATTTGTTTATAAGTAGGGGTAAAGATGGTCCATATTATAATTTTATTTTCTTTGTTAGCTGTAATAGTTTCAATGTTAGCAGCTAATTCTTTAAGTTTATCACACGGTACTATAGTTATATCACCATCATCATTGGTAAATATTCCACAGGCTAACTGCATTAACCGCAGGGTTTTAACTATAGCCAGGTCTGCTGACATTATGTCAGGTATATTTTCAGCCAGGTCTAGGTCATTTTCTAAAAGACGTTCTAACTCTTTTTTAAGTTTACCAGGCTTTTCTTCTAAGATAGTTACCAGGTTATCTCTAAATTCATCATACATTTTACGGTGGGCTTTATTCATTCCTACTTTTAATGTCTGATAGGTTCTGGGTGGTAGGTCCAGTACATCATTTTTCATAACCCTACAGGCATGTCTATAGATAGTGTCATTCAAATTAGATAGCTTCATTTTATCTATCTCTTTTTCATCTACCCCTATTTCACGTAACTTATTAAAGTAGTCTTCATCTTTAGGTACCCAGCTAGGAAAATGAACATGTGAAGGCATACCTGCATTTTCATCATAGAAGTACTGGCTTCTAAAATCATAGAAATTACGTCCTAGAATTTCAGGGTTTAGAATATAGAACTGACTCCAAAGGTCTAATGCGTCCTGAAGAACCGGTGAACCTGTTAGAATGAATTTATATTTTAACTGCGGCTGGTCTGATAACCTATGTAGTGCTTTAGTTCTGGTACCAGTAGGTGACTTAAAGTTATGACTTTCATCTACTATTAAAAACTCTATACCTAGTTCTTCAATAAGCCCCCACACTTCATTAAGCCTATCTGACTTCTTCATTTTGACGGTGTTCTTTGGTGTGGCTATGGTGGTAATAAATATTTCTTTACCTTCAGCCTGGACCTGTTCTAACTTTAGTTTCTTAGTAGGGTTTTTTAACACTTTACCGTTAGGTTTTGTACAGCCGTCAATGACCTGCACTAAAGCAGGGTCTATATAGGTATGAAGTTCTACTTCACGTGCCCAGTTTTGCTGAACTGCTGATGGTCCTATAATAAGTGTTTTGGGTACACGTCCTAGCCTTAAACATTTTTGACGTAATACTTCCAGTGCTATTTTAGTTTTACCTACACCCATGTCTAGCAGCAGCCCATAAAAGTCTAAATCATAGGCATCAATGGTATTAAGAATTTTTAGCTGGTGGTCCCAGGGCTTTAGTTTGTATTCCATTTATTCTGCTTTTAGTGTCCAGCCAAATGGTATGTTACCTTCTACAATACTATTCCAGTGGGCTAATACATCAGGGTGTACACGTTCAGTTTCTTCAATTTGTTTTTTAGCTTTTTCCTGTAGTAACTCCCAGGCATCTTTAGAAATAGTTTTTTGAAATTCAGCTTCATACTGTGGGTACAGCATGTTTTTAAAGTCTAAAATTCTAGCAGGTGCTTTGATACTCATGTAGTCTTCTACTAACTGCCAGCCTAAACAGCCTGCCTGAAAACCTGTTATGCCCCCACTAGCACCTTTATTAATTACATTAAAAGCACCTCTCATAGCAGCAGCACAGCCATAAACTATGGTACCGTAGTCATGGTTATAGGTAGATATGTCAGCCAGTAGACCTCTAAGGTCTTCACTAGTTTTTACCTTATCTGCTAGTTCATATACCTGTTCTTTGTATTCTTTTTCAGTTAATTTTCCCATTGTCTTTATCCTTTGTTATTCTGCTTTATATTTCTTCATCATAAATATGGTTAAAAGTAGTAGCCCCACAGTCAGGGCATTCTTCAGGTTTTTCTGGTCCAGGGTCTATAAAGGTACAGCCCTTAGTAGTACAAATGTATTCTATGCAGGACATTTATTCTGCTACTGTTAAATTATTTATTAAACTAAGTATTAGTAAATCAGCGGCTTTTCTATCTACTTCTTCTATAAAACCATCTTCGTCTAGCCTACCCTTCACTAGTCCTTCCTTTATTAAGGGTGTGTACAGGTCATACTCCCACCCTGAATTACCAAATGGACGCTTACCAGAAAAACCTTCGCCTTCCTTCCAAAGGTCAGCCAGTAAACGAATTAAATAACCGCCTATGGTAGTTTCACCTATGTCAGAATTTTCAATTTTTAAGTTAAATACGTTTAACATTATTCAGCCCCTTCATGTGCCCAGGCATTTTTAAAGTGGCAGCTTAACCCACTACCTCTAAACTGCTGGTTAGTGTAACAAATGACTTCATCATTTTCACAACGTCTAAAATCTTGGTTCTGTTCTTCAATGTATTCAGTAGTGCCTGGCTGGGGTGCTTTGGTACAGCCCACCAGTATTAGACTAATTAGTAGTAGTTTTTTCATAGGTCCAGCCTGCCTTTTCCATTAGTTCACGGTATTTAGGGTAGTCAGTTTGAAATAGTTTAACCGCAGAACCTACAAAACCCCTAGGGTCAAATTCTTCTTTACCTTTAGAAGCTGCCTTTGCATCAGCAGCTATTTGTTTAATGACTACAGTGTTAGTGTATTGTAGTGGGCTGTCTTCATTAAACTTTTTAGCAGCCATAAATTCATCTAAATCTACTTCTACTTCAGCTTCAATTTCTTCATTAGTTTTGTGTGTAATTGGTTCTTCTTTTTTAGTCATGGTTTTATCCTCTATTATGGTGTATCTTCTTCTAGGGTCTATTTCTACTAGCCCTTCACTAAATGAAAAGGTGTGTACTAACTTTTCTTTAATGTTTTTACTAGTCATTATACTTTACCTAGTTCATTAGCTTTTCTTATAATGGTATCAATGTCAGTAGTCTTTACCATACTGCTGGAGCATAGCCCTGCTAATAGTAATACCTGCTTTGTAGAAGGGTCTAACTTTAAAGTAATTTCTGATGGTATAGCAGGCTGTTTATGGTTAGCCATTAGTGACATACATTCTAGTTCTTTGGCTTTTAACTGCTGTTCTAAATAAGCTATGTGCTTCTTCATTTCATCAGTTTCTTTTTTGAAAAGGTCATTACCTTCTAATGCCAGGTTAAGGGCTGCTTCTTTTTCTTCACCCCACACCTTCCATTTATTAGTTTCATCAGCCTGGGTAGCTATAATGTCATTCATACCATCTACGTCAAAATGTTTTTTAAAGACAGCTTCTACTTTATCAAAGGTGTTAGCTACTACATTAGTTAGTGCCCCTGTAGCAGTGGTAGTATGTCCACGTATAAAAAAGTCACCTGCTGAACTTTTCAGGTGTGGTAACAATATGTTATGTAATTCAGCTAGTATGTATTTACTCATTAGATGCCCCTTGAATTTTAGTTATTCTGTTTAAAATAAAAACCCCCTAATGGTCATGACCCTGCTATTTACACGTCTGTAAAGAAGGGGGTTTTAGTGTTCTTATCTTCTTCACTGCCTTTGCATAATGACTTACACTATAGATACCTTTCAAAGGTAGTATAGAAGGACAGTATTTTAGCTGTTTCACCCTCAAGCTAATTTTAAATTAAAAACACCTTAAACGGTCACCTATAGAAATGTCAAGTTATTATCTAGCTATTGAAAAAATGCCCCTGAAGTTCATTGTAATAGCGTTTTAAGGCTACAGCTAAACACAGGGGCACATAGCAGAATAACCACGGTAAGGGCTTACCGCAGAAATATTTTTACAATCTTATTGAATTAACCTAACCTTGTAAACTCATATTAGCAGAATAAATAAGGGGCAACACTTGACTATTCAAATTGGTAAGTTACGTAAATGGACACCACCAGGTGAAACTAAAGAAGTTATCTACTTCAGTGCCATTAAAGGCTTTCACTATCAATCTTTAAAAGACCTATTCAATAATGTAGAAGCTGACCTACCTAAGTTTCTAAGTGAAAAAGAACAAAACAATATCTTTTACACAGTAGCCCACCATTTAGAGGGGCAACGTACTTTTAAGTCATGGCAGGCACAGGACATTGTACCCTTTGACCTGGACGGTATAGACCTTGACCGTAAAGAAGACTATTTACAGGTGGTAGCTGATGCCTGCGGCTTTGACCTTCAAAAATGTGCTGTGGTCTTTTCAGGTAATGGTATTCACATACTGGTTCAGGTACCCAGGTTTACTGATACTGAATTTATAAAAGATGCAAAGCTAGGCTATAAACAATTAGTAGAACGTATAAAGGTAGCCTGTGATGAACATGCCCTACCCTATACTGATGTTAAAAAGGGTCCATGTGATTCTACAGCCTGGGACTATGCACGTATTCTAAGGGTGCCTTTTACTAAGAACGTAAAAGTAAATGATGACGGCAGCGAAAAGATAAAGCACTGTGAACTATTTCTAAATAACCTGGTAGAACAGCCCTGGTCAGTACCTAAAGTAGATAAAATAAAGTCAGATAAATTTCTAGCTAAAGGGGCATTCCCTAACCCTGACAGGGTACACATAGTAAGTGAATGTAACTTTTTTAAGTGGCTCTTTGATGATGATGGTACCGTAGCTAAAAACCTATGGGAGAAATTCAGCAGCCCTAGTATCAATAGTAAGAACTTAGAAGAATTTACTGAACAGGCTTTAACTGCCAGTGGTCCACGTACATGCCAGGGTATTGATGAAGTGTGGGGTAACTGTAAAGAATGTCCACATTATAATAAAGTGACTTCACCTATCATGTTAAAAGGTGATGACTTTATAGGTACACAGTACATGGGCTTCACTACTAGAAGTGTTAGCGGTAAAAGTTTTGTAAGGCACTACGATGACCTGGTTAAGTTCTTTAGAAATGAACACCATTATAAACACATACCTGAAACATCAGATATTTATATTTATGATAAAACCCACTATGTACCCTTTCACCCTGCTAGGGTAAAGAAGTATGCCCAGGATAACTTCACTAAACCAGTAAAAGAAACTGAACGTATGGAGTATTTAAAGTGTGTAGAAGCTAATGACTACACCCCTATACAGTGGTTAGAAAAAAAGCCTACTGGTAAAATCAATTTTCAAAATGGAATACTAGACATTGAAACAGGTAAGTTAGAAGAACATTCACCTGAACATAATTTTACAACGTGCCTACCTTTTAGCTATGACCCTGATGCTGTATGCCCTACATGGGACCAGTTTATAAAAGACGTAACTATAGACAGGGTAGACCTGGCTAATATCTTACATGAGTTTATGGGTTTTTGTGCCTACGGTGGTGAATATAGATACCATAAAGCTTTAGTGTTAAGTGGTTCAGGTAAAAATGGTAAGTCTACTTTTATTGATGTTCTAACTTCTATAATGGGTGAAGAAAATACTAGTGCTGTGCCTTTGACCAGTCTTAGTAAAGACGTTTTTGCTATGGCTGACATGCATGGTAAGCTTATAAATGTATCAGAAGAAGAACCACCTAGCTGTTTTAAAGAAACTGGGGTTTTTAAAAACCTAACAGGTAACAACTATGTAAGGGCACAGAAAAAGTTTAAGTCACCTTTCAAAATGTTATCACGTGCTAAAATAGTTATATCTTATAATGAACTACCTTTTATTAGTGACACGTCTACAGGTATGCGAAGAAGGCTTTTAATAGTGCCCTTTGATTTAAACCTAGAAAATAACCCAAGTAAGGTAAACACTAATATTAAAGATGACCTGTCAAGTGAACTACCTGGAATATTTAATAGAGCATTAGAAGGCTGGAAAAGACTAGAAAAGCAAAGGGGCTTTACTAATAGTACTAGTGTGACTGAAGCGGTTAAAAACCTAATGGAAAGTTCAAATAGTTTCTATGCCTGGTGGGACGATGAAGTGTCAGAAACAGGTAATGACGCTGACCGCATCACTTATAAAGACCTTTATAATAGTTATGTAAATTACATGGAAGAAAATAATGACAGGGCAATTATGAAGAAAACTAGGTTTTCTAAAGAACTGCGTCATAAAGGCTTTTCGGTAACAAATATGAGAATTTCAGGAAAAAAGAAAGTTCAGAAGGCTGTGCAGGGTGTTAGTATTGACGTGATGAATAAAAATTTAGGTTTTTAAAACCGTAACACGTGGTGCATCAAGTTATTGAAAATTCCAAAATGTTACCGATGTTACCGGTAACATGTATTAGGGATGATATTTAGAAAAAACAGTATAACACGGTAAGTAAAAAGAGAAAAAAGAATAAAATATATAATACAATAGAAACAGCCGGTAACATCGGTAACATAGTAACAGTACGGAGCGTTATAAAATGGATAAAGAAGACAAGAAATTATTGATAATGAACACGGCTAGTCACATACTAGTTGAGTTAGTTAGTCAGGATTATTCAGAAGTAAGAAATAGATTTACAGGTACTAGTAGGTTAGACAGTGAAATTAAAAAATGGGCAGGGTTAGCTGATAAAACTTTATGTGAAGCTGCACTTGGAAAAGCTTACGAATTAGTTAGACAGTTTGAAGCAGACGTGCGTGAAGGCTTCATTGAACTAGAATAATTTTACGGTTACACTAAAATAAGTCATTGACATGGAAGAAAAATATGGTCACCAGGACGACTAAAAAAACAGCCAAAAAGAAGGCTACTAAAAAAGTAACTAAAGCTACAAAAAAGGTAGCTAAAAAAGCCACACCTAAAAAACCTGCGGCTAATTCAAAATATTCACCAGAACTAAAGCCTGTAATTCTAAACCTGGCAGCACGTGGAAAAACAAATATAGAAATAGCTGAATTATTAGGTGTTTGTGAAAAGACATTCTATAACTGGCTGACTAACTTCTGTCCTGAACTTCTACAGCCACTAGAGAAGACCAAAGAAGAAAAGATAGCTGATGTAGAACGTGCTTTGTATGAACGTGCTACAGGTTATTCACATAAAGAAACTAAAGTACACATGACTAAAAGTGGTGTGATAAAAACACGTGATGTAATTAAACATTACCCACCTTCTGAAACAGCAGCTAAATATTATCTAGGTAATAAAGACCCTGCTAATTGGAAGGAAAAAAGAGAAGTAGAAGTAACAGGTGATGAACCTACACGTAACCTATCATTAGCTTTTAGCTGTGATGAAGACCCTGCTGAAGTAGATGCCAGGGGTGGTGATGAACCAGAAGAATGAAATGGGTAAAGCACGTGTAGATAAACTTATATTAACTAAAACACAGAAAAGGCACATAAAGCAGCAGCTATGGAATGAAAGTAAAAAGTGTGGAATATGTGGTAAAGATTTACCAGGCTTAAAAAGGTCTACACTTGACCACATTCTACCCCTGGGTAAGGGGGGTGAAGATAAAAAAGAAAATCTTCAGTTAGCACATTGGAAGTGTAATAACATCAAGGGTGATGACCATGAATGAAGTACAAAGTAAGTTAGAAGCTATAGGTGTTAAAAAGCTTGACGGTACCTGGTGTATTATAAATCATCAGTTTGTACTAGATACCTATAATCATTTTAAACCTATCTACCCTGCATTCATCTATGTGGGTGACTTTGTTTTAAAGTTCTTAAAGCCTACTAAATCAGGTAGAACACTTTATACCCAGCTAGACCCTGAAGGTGTTCTGAATAATGTCTAGTAAAAAAGCGTTAATAACTAAAACGTCTACACCTTCTTTTCATGAGTTTAACCCTAAATATATTCCCTGGCAGTATAGGCTTTGGCATGATGTAGAACATAACTTTGACTTCAGTACAGGTGTTCATTATATTTTAATGTCAGGTTCAGTAGGTAGTGCAAAAAGTATTGAAGGTGCTGCCCTGGCTATAAGACATGTAACTAAGTACCCAGGTGCTAGGGTGTGTTTAGGACGTAAAGCCCTACCTGACCTTAAAGACACCATCTTTACTAAAATACTTGAAATGCTACACGGTACCTACACTGAAAAAAAGGACTACTGGGTAAGGCATGAAAATGGTTATATTAAGTTTGCTAATGGTAGTGAGATAATAAGTAGGTCATGGGCTGACAGAAAATTTAAAAAGTTCAGGTCATTAGAACTATCAATGCTGTTAATAGAAGAAGGCACTGAAAATGATAAACGTGACTGGGAGTTTTGGGACGAGGCTATAGGACGTGTAGAACGTCTACCACACATTGAAGAAAATCTAGTAGTCATGATGACTAACCCTGATGACCCTTCACACCCCTGCCACAGCTTCTTCATTGAAGGTAGTAAAGTAGACCCTAAGTGTAGCTATGTAGCACGTAAAGAAGATGAAGATGGTATAACAAATATTCACACCTACTATTCATTGACAGAACAAAACCCTTTTCTAAAGCCTTCATACATTAAAGGTCTACGTAAAAGGTATGATGCTAAAATGATTGAACGTATGTTAATGGGTAAGTGGATATTCATTAGCACTGATGTTATCTACCACCAATATGATGAAGACATACATGTAGTAAAAGAAATACCTGTAGATAAACAGCTACCTTTACGTTTGTGTTTTGACTTCAATATTTCTAAGAATAAACCAATGTCAAGTACCTGCATGCAATTTTTCCCTAAAGCTAGAAACAAAACTTTAAGTA